CAACGAAATATTGCGACCAGTTATTACTGTGGTTGCCATGATTTCTCCTTATGCGGTTTGTGTGTAGTAGGTAGATACTCGAACATCTGCAATTAGCAGCGTTGATGCACCAACTGTGGTAACTGTTGGTCTTTCGACCGAGCTGACAACATATCCGCTTGGGATAACTGCCAGAACACTAATTATTAGTTGCTCGATATTATCGAGAGATGCAGGATTGCTGTTATATGCAACTGCAACTGAAATTGTAAAATTGATCTTAGTGTGAATAGTAGATGAGTTAATTGTTTCTAATTCTAAATATGGACTATCAGGCACGACCACAACAGCTGGTGGAATAACTGATTCAGGCACAAATGAATAAACATTTCCTGCAACTCCTGCTAATGCTGTTGCCAATGGTGTGCGAACTGATGAAAGAATTGTTGATGCTGGCATTATTGACACATACTTTCAACATCAAGATATGGTCCAAGTAATCCAACGCAGCGATTAAATAATGATCTGCCCATTCTAAATGGCGTGGCAGTAAAATCAACGCCCTCTATTTGTCCTCCTGCTGCAACTCTTGATTGAAAGACTTCGACTGATACAACATAGACAGCTGATTCAACACTTGCGTTTCCAACATAAGTTGATGCGCCAGATAAGGTTGCAGTTCCGCTTGGTATAACATTTGCCTCATCGACATCGGCATTTGTGATCGCAGCTTCAAAGGTATATTGTCCAAGATTTGTATCAAGAACAGTTCTTGTTCCGTTGTAAGGCGATCCGCATCCTGCGATGACGACTGATTGTCCTTCGGTAAATTCATGAATGCCAAGTGTAGTAAAAGTAGCGACATTATCAGTCAGCGACACTTTTTGAATTGGGCTTTTGAATGTAACTAACATTGGCAAAATCGTGTTTTCTGCTGTGTCGATGATGTCTTCTAAATAAGCATCGTTGTATAAGGATGATGACACACCAAGCACAGATCGCAACTGTGAAGCTGTAATTATGGTTGGCATGTCATCTCCTTAACTCCCATTCTTAGCTGCCTGAGATCGGGAGCAACCTCAGGCATGACCTATTAGGTTAGGTTAAAGCGGCGAACTCCGCCTGCGACTAGAACGCCACAAGCTAGGTATCCGTAAAGCATTGTTTCGATCTCACCACTTGTCACAACATTTGTTGAAAGTTGTAGTGTTGGTGATTCGTAAATTGCAACAGCTGATGGAACTACAATAAATGCAGACTCATCAATTGAAGTTGAAACTGCCTTGTTTGAAACATAAAGGTCAAGACCCATTACATTTCCACGAAGGCTTTGTGTTGATGCTGAACCAGCAGAATTTTGTGGCTGTGATGCAGAAAAAATTGGTCGCTTGCTTGTATCTTGCGCACCAATTAACAGACCCCATTGGCTAGTTCCAGCAATATAGCGTGTTGCTAACTCACCTGTTGCAAGGTAAGCAGCTGGAGCTTCTGTCTTGACATAAGCAACAATTCCATCAACAGTTGCATCTTGTGCTGATGCTTGTGTTCCGCCAGCAGTAAGTTGTGCAATAACAGCAGCTTCGGTTGCACCTGCATAAGCACGGCGCATGTTTTCTAGCATTGCATCATAGAATGATGGATCAGCACGATCAAACAACTCAACAGAATAGCGTTGTAATCCAGCATACTTTTTAACAGTTAAATCAACATAGCTTGAAACAATTCCTGTTTCGCTTGGAGCACCAGCCTCAGCTGTTTCTGCAACTGATCCAGATGTTGTAATTTTTGGAACTGAAACCTGCATTCCTGCATTTGGCAGTCTGCGTGAACCGATAGCATCAATTGCAGCACGATTTCCAATTGATGTATCAACAACAGTTGAAACATATTGGATTGGCTTAAATGCTGGATTGGTTGTGAAAGAATCATCAGCAGCTGTCAATGCTTTTGCTGACTCTGCTTTTGCATGAGCAACATATTGGGCAGAATCAAGATTGCCCATTGATGCTTTAATTGAGTGCTCTAAATAACGAGCTTGTGAATTGATTGGTGAGCGTGGTTTTGTATAAGCAACTGGTTGAGTTGCTGATACTGCCACAGGCTCAGATTTTGCAGCTTCTACCGCTTCGGTGGCGATAGGAGCTTCTGAGTTAGTGTCAGACACTTTTTCCTCCTGATTTGTTGTTTGCTCCTCAGCGGTTGCTTCGGAATTTTCTGGTTGCTTACTTGCAGCGATTTCGCTAACGCGAGCAGATTGAATGGCAGGATCAGCGACCAAACTGACCTCCATGAGCCTAGATGCTTTAACTTGCATTACGCCTTTGTTGGTATCCCAGTCATCAACGACTACCCCAACGCTAAATCCATCGCGTAATCCTTCAGCAGCTTCTAATAATGAATCATCGCCAGCAATTGTTCCGGCAACCTTAAATGTTGCCTGAATGCCATCATCATCAGCTGTAATATCTACTAATTTGCCAATTGGTCGTGTGCGATCATGCTCTAATAACAATTTAACTGGCTTGCTAAAGTCAATGCTGTCTTTTTGAAATACTGTTGCTCCAGCACTTGTTATTCCTTTTTCGTTCCAACTAACAATTGTGCCAGACATTGTACGCTTGCGATTATCGGCAGCGGTAAGTGTTATTGGAAAGTTGATCTCTAGTTTTTTACTCATCGGATCAAGTCCTCCTCCTCTTGTATTTGCTCAATGCTCATCGCACCGATTCTGTTGAGTATTTCATAAACTTGCGCTCGCTCTAATGCAGAACCACGCAAGAAATCATCAATGTCAAATCTAACTTCAACGCCATTTGGCACAAAATCAGCCATTGATAATCTTTGTTCAATTGGTGTAATAACTGTACGCAATGAAAAGTCAATTAGTGCTTTTCTTTCGGCTGTCATATTGCTATAAGTCATGCTTGTTGTTTCAGCAGATACAAATGATGCAGGAATGCCGGCAGCCCTTGCAATTTCTAAAGCCAAGTATTGACGAGCTTCATTTAATTGTAATTTTGCAGGGTCAAATCCTAATGCTTCCAATCCAACATCTGCATTCAAGAATGCGGTTGATCTTGTTGCTCTACTTGCTTTCCATGATTCTAGTAATCTAGTTATTCGTTCTGGAGTTAAGTTTGTGCCATTTGACTTTAATACCATTGTAGGAACTGGCTCTTTGGCGTATAATTCAGCCGCTTTTTCTAATTCTAATGCAGCTCTAATTGTGCGACCTGCGCGATTTAATAAACCTTCATCAAGTCCGCTAAATACAACCAAACTACCAATTCCATATAACGGAACTGCTTGTCCATCCACTCTGTAAAATAAAATTTCAGTTTGATTTGCATTTAATTGATAAGTTACGCGTTCTGGCGAAACTCTTGTCCATGCTCTAACTCTTGCGCCATCGGATTCTGAGTAGCTGTCCAAAACTTGTCCATAAGCAAATCCTGTAAATGGGCGTAAATGTTCTTTTGTAAAATGATTATAAGTTTCAATTGGCAACGATCCAATGGTTGAGCAAATAATGTTGCGAGCGCGAGCACACGCTGGAACTGACATAGCAGTTTCGCGAGTTGTTGTTTGGCTGCCATAAAGCATTCCACCAATTGCAGCTTGCAAATTGTATGGTGCATAAGAAGCAGCCACATCTGTTGTTGGTGTGATTGTCTTATTTGTAATAAAACGATCTAATAATCCCATTGGTATAGATTATACCATTTTATCTAAATTATGCTATTTGTATATCTATTTCCGTTTCTGGTTGTGTCGCAAAATAACTAACAAGGCTGCTTGCAACGGCAGCACAGACGGCGACTCTGCTGGCTCTTCTACCAATAATCCAACTTCCATCTCCGTAAGGTAACTTGGCTGCTGATAATGTTTGCTGTGTCAATTCCTCTTGCCCACAATGTTGCAACCTGTGGCTATTTATAGCTCCAAGCCATCGATCGCAACTTTCGCTATAAATGCTGCCATCCATGTCTGTTATGGGAATACCTGCCGGCACAAGTCTGCTGGCAACCGCAGCAGCTGTCTTTTTACTGTATGCAACAGTCTGAACATTGTATTTTCTAGCATAAGGAGCCAAATCATTTGCAATAGCCAAATCATTCAAGCTGTAATCATTTGACCAAGTATGAAGCAATTGAATGTAAAATCTTTCACCTGATAATTTTTGAGCAGCTACCAATGCCGCAAACTTTCTATCTGGCGATAAATCAAGTCCAAGCCATGTAGGTTTATCAGGGTCTAATGGTATGGCATCAACCTTGCACAATTCCCACTTTTGCGGATCAATTGCGCTGTTTATTGTATCAACCCATTGTGTTAATAACTCAGTCCGCACAATATCCTGCGGATCATTTATTGCAGCTTTAATGTTGTCAGGATGTATCGTCTTACCTAATGATGGGTTGGCTTGAGCAAATGCTTGCCAGTTAATATCACCTGACGGAAGGGTAATCGGTGCATCTGGCTCTGCGCTCCACTCAAACCAACCAATCGGGTCGTTAGTAATGGCTGAAACTAACGCCCTCTCACGCAATTTATTTAATACAACA